GGCCTCCGTTTCTTCAAGGAACCGTCTATGCATTCACATCTCTCGCTTTTGCTTCGTCTGGTATACTGGATCGATCAGCGGGCTCGCGAAGATAGGAAGGTCGATTTACTCGATCTTTCTGACCTAGCGGACTTTCTGACGACTCAGTCAGCCGAGGGACTCATTTCCGAACAGGAATTGGGTCAGCTTGTGATGTATTTGCAGCGATGGTTCCGAGAATAGCGGAGGCCCCTTTCAGAAGGACCCACTCTAGTTATAGAGTGGATTTCGGTCCCTTCGGACCGTAGACTTTACACTTGCCAATTGAGTAATATCATTGCCCGAGGACAACCCTTGACCTATCCGGATAACGGACAACTCGTCGGCTTACAAGCCTGGCGGTTGGACGGAACTCGGACGGACACGGTGCGTCGAAAGCGTCGTGGGCTGACGAAAATCAGCTCACATACGCCTTTAACTCACTCGTTGAGTTATTCGGACAGATTTACTCAGGTCTTCTCGTACCCGGAATATGAATTCCAGGCACCCGACCATGGCTCGTCGTCGTGTGACTCGTACTATTCGGGGGTCATGGGACCAGATTATCAGAGGGTTTTAAACTCTTGCATCGCTAAGGCTCGCCTTAAGATCAAGAGTAGCCACCTGAATTTGGCTCAAAGCCTCGCGGAGTATCGTCAAACCGCGTCGATGTTCACCGAGCTTGCTCGGGACGTGTATCGTACCTTCCGTAACCTAAGGAGGGGTGCCCCATTTGATGCCATTAGGGATCTAGTGAGGGACCGGCACCACGGCGCCAATAAGAACCTAGCTGATAGATGGCTCGAATATCAGTATGGCGTAAAGCCACTGATTGAAGACCTCTACGGCGCGGCTCAGACGCTCGCGGAGAAGCTCTACGGACCGAATGCGGGTTATTTCACCGTCTCTGTAAAGGAGAAAGTGGATACCGTGTCGGCCCGTAATTGGGCTTCGCGTACTGGTTATTATAAACCATTTCTGCCTTGGAAACTAAGTGGGTTTACCCATGAAAAGTACCAATGCAGGATGGAGATAATGTACCGTGTACAGCTTTCATCTGTCTCTAGGACGATGGCCTCCATAGGCATTTCCAACCCGGCGCTCCTTGTATGGGAGTTAATCCCATATAGCTTCGTCGCGGATTGGCTCTTGCCTGTCGGTGATTGGCTCGCAAGTATCGATGCCCTTAACGGGGTAACGGACTTGCGATACTACACTGTCAGAAAGAGCTTTCGCGAAGCAAGCATGTCATGGAACGGCAACTCTGGGGGCATTTGCTGGTATAAGGACTACGAGCGGAGTAATTGGCAGACTAATCTGCCGATTCCGAATCTCGAGTACAAACCTAGCAAAAGTGTCCAGGCTGTCGGAAATGGGGTAGCGCTACTTGTCCAACTAGCATCTAAACGTTAATGTGCCATTCAGCACTTCGTTTAGACAACTTTCAATTATGCCTCAAATCACCGGCCCTTTGACCATCAATGATGGTACCGCGACTCCCGTCGCGAAGTCGTTCGCTCCTCAGCGCGTGTCGCCGGACCTTTCCGTGTTCACGGAACGGTCCGCGCCGATCTCCGCAGGCTACGCTCGTCTCGGCGTCGCTTATGACCCGGCCAACTCGAAGCGTCAAACGCATCGAGTGGACGTTTCTCTCGATCTTCCGATCGTGGAGTCGGTCAACGGCATTAACGTCGTGACGAAGAAAGGTCTGTTCAAGGGTTACTTCGTGATCCCTGACACTTTCACGGCGCAGAATCGTGCAGACTTGGCGGCTTTTGTCGCCAATGCTCTGGACGTGACGGCGGTCCGTGGGGTGGTCAAGGACCTCGACCCGATGTATTAACATACAGTCGTGGGCGAAGTTCTTGCTCCCCGCCAGGAGAGTAAGAATAATAACTCATTCAGAACTTTCATGGAGCCTCTCATGGTTGTTAAACCTGAGAATCGAGTTGCTAAACTCGAGACAGAGATCGCACAGACTCTTTTTGAGAGCTGCGACACAGCCATTTCTCTCAGCTGTTCTATCCTTTTGCGGAACGGCGAGTACGACCAGCTAGTATCCAAGCGAATTAACCCCGCTGATTATATTAATCAGCGGACATTCGCATTGGACTGGCAGGCTGTACACGCTTTATCCAAAACGAAAGTCCAACAAACGACTTTCGATCGGGATAGACTGGCTTATGAGAAATACCTGGAGTCCGAGGCCTCATGCGGGGAGTTTAACAACTCCTTTCATGAGCGCCTGGCGTCCGATCTAGAGTTCTTTCAATTGCTTGAAAGAATGAAGTACTGGATCGAACGCATCCTTGGCCCTTTGACGCGTCGTGATCTCAGCTTTGCTGAGAACAAGATGCGCTTTGGGCCCGGGGCGACAACTTCAGTGAGCGGATCGGCTTTGTACGCCGAGAAGTACCGCGGACGGCAATTAGATGTCAGTCCTAGGTTGCTCCCCTTCGCAGTCTTCTGTATTCCAGAACTCTGGAGACAGGAGAAGCCGAGCTTTCGGGTTCGGCGTTCTGCACGTGGGTGCATAGTTCCGAAGAATGCAAAGATTTCTCGTTGCATTGAGATCCAACCTGATCTGAATGTTTATGTTCAGCTCGGTGTTGGGTCTCTATTGAGACAGAAATTGAAGCACTTCGGTGTCGATCTTAACTCCCAAGAGCTTAATCGAGAAATGGCTCGACAAGGAAGTATTGACGATAGTCTTGCGACTATCGACCTTTCTTCTGCATCGGATCTGATCTCTTTAGCTCTGGTGAGGCATGTGTTACCCGCCCGTTGGCTTGAACTTTTAGAGCTGAGTCGTACTGATCTGGTTGAATGGCCAGATCGTACGGTCCTGCTCGAGAAGTGGTCTGCAATGGGCAATGGGTACACATTTGAGCTCGAAACCCTTATCTTTTACAGCATGCTTTTGGCAGTCTGTGATCGACATGGGTATGGATATGATCAGGTCATGGCTTATGGCGATGATCTGGTTGTTCCCTCCGAGTTCTTAGCAGAGACGACACGCGCTGTAACCCAGCTGGGTTTCAGCGTGAACAGGAATAAGACCTTTGGCGAAGGCTTATTCCGGGAGAGCTGCGGACATGACTATTGGAATGGAGTGAACATTCGCCCCTTCTTTTTGAAAGGAGAGGAAGATGAAACCACTACATTTCCTGAAGTCTGTCACCAGTACGGCAATAGCATCCGTTTATGGAGTCGCCGCCTTGGCGGTGATTCTTACTGTGATTCTGTGGCTGTTCGAGCTTGGGTCCGCTGCTACGCAGCGTGTCCAAGCCGTTACCGCTACAGGATCCCAGACGGATGGAGCGGCGGGTTCATTTCGAACTTCGACGAGGCGAGGCCAACCTACGTCCGAGAGGACGGATGGGGTGGCTTTCGATTCAAGAAGCTCGAACGTGAGTCCCGACGATCCCGTGTGATACCTCAGTCTTACATAGCTGCCCTTGCGGGTCAGTCAAATAAGCTCGAGTTCACCGACTGGGAGGTGCGACCAAGGAAACTTGATCGCATCAGCAGCTCCGTTGGGTACGTGTTAACGTGGCCCAACCTAGGCCCTTGGATGTAAAGTCTAAGGCTTTTTCTCGTCATTGACGAGTGGGGGGGTTAAGCCCCGTCAAGTGTTGTGCAGA